CAGCACCTGTGGGAAACCCAGCACGGGCCCGCCATGCGGCCGTCGATGGGCGGCATGGACTTGACCACCCCGCCCGGGTTCGCGTTCGCCATCCCCAACCGTGCCGCCGAGCTTCTCAACGGCACCGTCAACGGGATGCCGCTGCGCCTGGAAGCCTACGTATGACCGTCACGTCCCGCGTCCCGGCGCTGCTGGACTACCTCGTCAGCCTGTTCACCAACGACGCGACCATCGGGCAGGCGTCCCCGGCGGTCACCGTGTACGACGGGCCGCCGGTCACCGCGCTCAACACGCCGCTCACCCTCTACGTCGGGCTGACGGACCCGGACTCCGACGCGCCGGAGCCTGCGGCGGAGTCGCAGCAGTCATGGGCCGCTTTGGGGCGCCGCGGCCGGGATGAGATCGTCACCATCCACTGCGTCGCCGAAGCCTGGTCGGGGGTGGACGCGCTCACTACGCAACGGGCGGCGTGCGCGGGGATCGTCGCCGCGGTGGAGACGCTCATGCAAGCCGACACAACCCAGTTCGGCGGAAACGTGCTGTTTCCCGATCCCGGCGTCGCGTCGATCGCGTGGTCGCAGAACGTCACCGATCACGGCGCGATCGCCCGCGCCGCGTTTGATCTTGTGTTCAAGTCCCGCATCGGAGGCTGACAGCGTGTCGAAGGTGAAGAACATCAGCGGAGGCCCGCTGGACGTGCCGCTGCTGGACCGCGTCGTGGAGGACGGGGAGACGGTGGACGTCCCCGACGTGCAGGCCGACGGGGAGTCGCCGATCGTGTGGCCGGGCGACAAGTGGCAGCCGGTCAAGGCCGCCAAAGCCGCCGCGGCGAAGGACGGGAGCTGACCAGTGCCAACCTATGCGTCCGGTCTCAGCGGCCAGGTCGGCGCGGTCGCCGAGTCCACCTACGGCACCGCGGTCACGGTCACCCACTTTTACGAGTTCCTGTCGGAGAACTTCCAGTTCGTCCCGGCGTGGCTCGACGGGATGGGGCTGAAAGCCGGCCAGGCGTTCAACCGCGCCAGCCGCACCGTCGTCAGCCAGTTCGACGTCAACGGCGACCTCACCATGGAGCACACCTCCGGGGAGGCCCCCAACGCGGTGGCCGACAGCATGGGCTTCTGGTGGAAGTACGCCCTCGGCTCGACGGTGACTACGCCCACTTTGGTGCTGGGCACCGCATATAAACAAGTGCACACGAACGGCTCCAAAGCGGGCCAGTTCATGACCTGCCAGGTCGGGCGCCCGCAGATCTCCGGCGTGACGGTGCAGCCGTTCACCTACACCGGGGTGAAGGTGACCGACTGGGAGTTCTCCTGCAACGACAACCAGATCGCCCAGCTGAAGGTGACCTGCGACGGCCGCAACGAGTCCACCGCCACCGGGCTGGCCGCCGCGTCTTATCCGACGCCGAACGGGCTGTTTTCGTTCGCGAACGCGTCGGTGATGACGATCGGCGGCACCGCCAGCACGTCCGCTGGGGAGACGACGATCGCGTCGGGGGTGTCGCTGGCGTCGCTGGTGTCAGGCGTGGACATCGTCGGCTCGACGCCGATGAAGGTGGACCGGTACGGCCTCGGCAACCAGGGCCTCAAAGGGGAGCCGATCGAGAACGCGATCCCCACGATCACGGGCACCCTCACCACCGAGTTCTTCTCCCGCACCGAGCTGTATGACGTGTTCAAGGGCTTCGGCACCACGCCGATGCAGATCGACTTCACCAAGTTCGACCCGGCCGGGAACGACGCCAACGGCGTCGCCGCAGGCCCCAACCCTTACCGGCTGTCGTTCATCTTCCCCGCGGTTCGCTTTAAGACAGGCAGCGTAAATGTGAACGGCCCGGACGTGATCCCCCAGTCGATCGGGTTCCAGGCCTACGACGACGGGTCCGGCACCAACCCCGTCATCCAGGTCAAGCTCGTGTCGAAGGAATCCAGCGCGATCTGATGGCAAAGCTGGACCTGAAAGTCCGCACGGGCGCGCGGGGCGCGTCGCTGGCTGTCAGCGCCCGCAGGCTCCGGGAGATGGACGGCCGCACGATCAAGGGCATCTTCCAGCGCCACCTCGAGACGGCCGCGCGGCCGTACCCGGCGCGGGCGCGGGCGTCGGCGCTGGCGATCCCGGTGAAGCCGGAGGGGAAGACGACGGGGCTGCGGCCGCGGATCGCCGGGTGCGTGACGCTGTCATCCGGGACGGACTCCGACAGCGCGTACGTGTCGGTGTGGGTCAACCCGCTGCGGATGCTGCCGGATTACACGACGCTGCCGCTATACATGCAGGGCGTCGCGGGGACGCGCGGCCGGGATTACCGCCGCTGGCGTCACCCGGTGTACGGGCGGTGGCTGCCGGGGCAGCGCGACCAAGCGTCGCACCCGTGGTTTTACCAGGCCATGGCCGGGCTGGACCGGGCCGCGGCGGAGGAGCTGCGGGCCGCGCTGGAGGACGTCACCCGGAAACTGGAGTGACCGGCGCGGGGTTGCCCCGCGCTGCGCGGATGATCCACACCGGCAGCCACAGCCCCCCGGTGAGCAGCGTGAGCAGCAGGTGCAGGAGGTGCTGGCCCCCGGTCAGCCGCGCCCGCGGCCGTGCCTCCATGCGGTCGAGCCGCCGGTCTGCGTGCGCCCGGTAAGCGGTCAATGCGCCCATGGCAATTCCCCCTTTTCCCCTCGCATGGTAACCCAGGAGGCTTTTGTGCGCTTGTCCAGGGATGACATTCTCAAGGCGGCCGACAACGAGCCCGAAGAGGTGACCGTCCCCGAATGGAACGGCTCGGTGCTGGTCCGGGGGATGACGGGCCGGGAGCGGGACGCGTTCGAGGTGTCGCTGATGACGCAGGGCCGCAACGGGCGCCGGGAGGTCAACACGGCGAATGTGCGGGCGAAGCTGGTGGTCCGCTGCGTGGTGGACGACGACGGGAACCGGGTGTTCACCGACGCTGACATCGCGGAGCTGGGGGATCATTCGGCGGCGGCGGTGGACCGGGTGTATGCGGTCGCCGCGCGGCTGTCGGGGATGGGCGGCGATGAGGAGCAGGCGGAGCTGGTGCGGGATTTCGGGCAGGCGGATGGCGGCGGTTCGTCTTCGACCTCGCCACGCGCCTCGGCAAGACGGCCGAAGGGCTCCTGACCGAAGTGTCGTCGGCTGAGCTGACCGCGTGGATCGCCTTGTACGAGGCGGAGACGGCCGAGCGCGCCGAAGCTGAAGCTAAGGCGCAGCGGGAGGCGCGCTGATGGCGAGCATCCAGTTGGTCGTCAACGCGACCGACGCCGCGTCCGGGGTGTTCGCGAAAATCGCCGCGTCCGCTGACGGGCTGGACAAGCAGTTGGAGGACCTGGGGAAACGCGTCGCCGACCCGGAGGTGAGCCTGCAGGACTCGAAGTTCACGCTGGGGATGATCCGCGCGGCAGAGCGCCTCGACAAGCTGAACGAGCAGCGCGCGGACCCGAAGGTAGAAGTGGACACCGCGAAGGCGCAGGTGGAGATCCTGCGGATCAATGCGATGCTTGACCGGCTGGACGCCAAAAAAGTGGATGTCACCGTGGGCGTGGACCGCAGCCTGCGGTCCCGGTTCGGCGGCCTGTTCGGCGGCGCGCCCGAAAAGGCGCTAGCGGGCCTCGCCGGCATCACCGGCGGCGGCGGTGGCGGAGGGGGGCCGGGCTTGTCGCCGTTCTTGTGGGCCGGCGGCGGAATCCTGGCCGCGCTCCTCGCGCCCGCGCTCCTGCCCACCGCTCTGGGCCTCGGCATCGGCGGCGGCGGCGCGGCGCTGGGCATCGGCCTCGGCGCGAAAGCGAACAAGCAGATCCAGCAGCTCGCCCACCAGCTCCAAGGCATCACCGGCAACACCCCGGCGGACAAAAAGAAAATCGCGGCGCTCACGGCGCAGATGGCGGCGATCCGGCAGGCGAACGCCGGGCCGCTGGGCGTCTTCGGCGCGTTCCAGGATCTCGGGCATTCCGCCCTCGGCGTGTTCTCCGGCGCCCTGACCGGCACAGGCCCCGGGTTCAGCGGCGGCGGGCCCGGCGGCACGCGGAACGCGTCGTTTCTCACCGGGCTGACGGACATCCTCAAGCAGCTCAGCGGGTTCATCAAGAGCATCGGGCCGCAGCTGGGCGACATGTTCCGCGCCAGCATCCCCTACCTGTCCATGTTCGTGAAGCTCATGGAGCAGTCCGCCAAGACGCTGCTGCCGGTGTTCACGCAGATGCTCAGGCAGATGACGCCGTACCTGCCGCTGATAGGCAAGGGGCTGCTCATCATCGTGCAGGGCCTCGCCGGCTTCATGAAGGCCATCGGCCCGCAGGCGATGCAAACCAGCGCCAAAGCGTTCGTCATCCTCGCCGAGGTGCTGCAGAAGCTCTTCGAATGGCTCGGCTGGTATATCAACCGCGTCGGCGACAAGCTCCCCGGCTACCTCCACAACGTCGCCGTCGTGTTCGACACGGTCCGGCACGCCGTCGCCACCTGGGCGCACGCCGTCGCGTCCGCGTTCGACACCCTCAAGGGCGCCCTGGTGGACTGGTGGCATTTCTGGGTGAACACCTGGCACGTCATCGTCGCCGCGGCGTCGTCGGCGTGGGGGCTGATCGTGAAAGGCGTCAAAGACGCCATCAAGCAGGTCATCCAGTTCTTCACCGGGCTGCCGTCGTCGGCGATCCGCGCCATGGAAGGGTTCGGCACCAGCCTGTACAACTTCGGGCGCATGGCGCTGACGAAAATGTGGAACGGCCTCAAGGACGTCTTCGGCGCCGTGTGGTCATGGTTCAAGTCCCTCCCGTCCAAGCTGCTGAACGCCATCGGCATCCACTCCCCGCCGGACTGGGCGATCGAGGCCGGGAAGCACATCATGGGCGGCCTGCTGCACGGCATCACCTCCCGCAAGGATGAGCTGCTGTCCCGGATGCGGTCCATCAGCACCGGGGCCGTCGGCGGCGCG